TAGACGTACCGAATTCACAACTGTAAACTTCAATTTCGGAAAATCCCGAAGAACCTATACAAATACCATCAGAGATAAGTTTAAAACCTCGAATATTAAGAGCACCACCGTTAACAAAAAAAGGATCAGTAGAATTAATTACAACATTTGACGGTGTTACTGGATCTCCCAGGAACGTGACTCCTGGTGCATCAGTATCGGGGTGACTAGTATTTCCTCCAAAATTATCTCCATAGTAATGCCCTCCGACAATTAGATCATCTGTATAAGTTCCTGCAGCTACATTAACAGTAACCTTAAATCCATTAAGATCTAGACTATTCTGAATATAATCTGAAGCATGCTGTCTAGTAAGCCAAGGGGTACCTACGGTAAGACCATCATTAGAATCACTACCTGTGGTAGCGATGTAATAGCTTCTATTTGCAGTTAATCTTTCACGAATGGTAGTTTTAGATATGTTCGTAATTTGATTGCCCTGCATATCTATATTAGCACCGAAACTAGCACCAGCACTGAATGTAGCTGAATTACTAAAAGTAGCTGAATTACTAAAAGTATGTATACCTGTCCAAGTAGGTGAAATAGCTTGATCTAAAGCAGGGACACTATCTGAATGCGCTGCAGTAGCTGCAACACCAATTACTGGTGTTAGCCCTACCTTACTAGCAGTAGAACCGAAAGATAAAGTAGTATTAGTAGTTAAATCTGAAGCCCTGACTGGTTCAGTACCAGACGCAGGAGCTTGAAGATTTAGAATACGATGAGAATTCATATCTAGATTAGCACCCATTGTATTAGGAGTAGTCCCATCCCTAGATAATGTATTATCCATACCTGTAACTATTCTATCAAAATCTGTATTGATAGTGTTTTTAGCGGTGGTGGTATCTCGTAAATTAGATACATGATTTAGTGTTATCTTAGACATGTTTTCCTTTATCAGGGGTAGAGGAGCATCGTTAAGACGCTCCTCAACCACCTAGTTTAGATTAGCTCCAGTTACCCACTGAAGTTGCGTTACCCATCTGCCATATACGGAAGTAAGAGCCCGCCTTAACGACGACACCTGGCGTACCAGTTCCGCCGGGGCGTGCACTTGCTTTCATTTGTGGAATCAGAGTTCCGCCTGCGTTTATCACTAGCGTGCCTTTGATCAGAACCGAAACTTGTTCAGTTGCAGATGTAGAGGCTGCAGTCACAACCACAGGAGTAGACAAGGTCGTCGAAGAGATGAAGCCTTGTAGAGATCCTGTAGCAGGGGTGCTTGCGGTAGTGCCTGAGTTACCTGTAGCAAAATAACCACTGCCTGCTGAGAATGTAGCAGTCCCACCCAGTACCGTAGCCCACGTATGCGACGTGGTACCAGTATTGGTCAGAAGATACATTCCTTCGAAGCAGTAAGTCTTGCCTGCTGTCAGCGTAACTTGGCCGCCAGCAGGAGAGACAAATACTTGCGCTGCAGTTGCAGAATCCAGACCAGCGTTACTCGCCGCAGAGCTATCCGCTCCTTGGAGAATATACTGTTCTGCATCTACCTGCTGACGAGCAGAGGCGAGAGCAGTAGCGTAGAACGCATTGCCATCGTACTCCACAGCACCAGCAGCTGCTGTAGTAAGGTTAGTTCCTGCAGTAAAAGTAAGTGGGTCAACTGTAGCAGTTCCCGCTGCCAAGGTAACATTTTTGATACCTGAGACAGCGAGACCAGAGTCGAGTACGACCGCCTTACTAGCAGCAGCAGTTCCGGCAGTTACGCCTTCAATTGCTGTTGCTTGGAGAACTGTACCAGCCTGTCCCTGGCTAGAAGCCTGGGTATACAGGTTGTTTACAATAAGGTCGTCCCCGCTAAGATCAACGATCCTTCCGGAGTCAGCCATATTTATTCTCCTTTATTAGTAAGGAATCGAGCCAGTGCCGTGGTAGTGGATACGGACACGGATCTTGCCCGTGGCAGTAGCTGTACCCAGCTTGGCTGTAATGTAACCACCGGTAGTGTTAGTGCCACCACCTGTGGGAGTATTGGTATTCCATTGAGTACCGAACACACCGATGTAACCGCCTGCTCCTGAAGTACCGTTGACGTAAGTAACTTTCTTACCCGCGGTATCGAGAGTGGACGCAGCAGCCGCGTTGATAAACGCAGTGCCACCATTGGTGGGAACAGTAGTACGGTCATCCTGAACTAGACCAACCGAGAGAGTGGGAGAGCTGCTAGTGGACATACCCACTTCAGCAATCGCTTCCACATACTCGATGTAGATATTCTGCCCCGCAGGAAAGAATGTGGTATTCGAGACAATAACAGCAGCCGTCGTATTAAGCAGAGAAAGATCGATTAGAACTTCCGCGATACGGTTGGGAGTGCCCTTTGCCTGGAATTCACCAGCAACTTCCTGAGATGCCTTATCCGTGCCAAACTGCAGGAAAAGGCCATCGGCATTAGTCCAGTTCTGGGTGCCACCAGCATAAGCTAAAACAGTCATGTGATGTCCTCCTTATTAACTAATTGCCGTCGGAGTGAGAATAGTAACCATATTCTCAGGACGATAGAGTTTGAAGCCCCATTCAGCAATCGTGAGATACTCTTCCTGCTGGAGGTCCTTGTTGAACTCTGAGTAGACGGTAGGCATCTGACGGAAGCCACCGACCCACGGGAGAGTGTCACCAGGAGCCGCCGAGAAGAGATAATTAGCCACGCCGCTAGTAACAGAGACGGAGTTAATAGTTTCTGACGAAATCTTGGGGAGATAGTTCGACACGTAAATATCGAAACCATAGATATTGAACTTGAACTTGAATCCGCTCATAGCACCTTCGTATGGAATACGTTGCCACTGAGGAGCAGGAGTCAGCAAGTTCACGGTATTAGTCTGCGTTTGCAGAGTGTACGCAACAGCAGGATCTGCGATCATGCAGAGATCCGACAGAGGAACGTTTGCCTTAGTCAAAGCAAACTGTGCCCGTGCGAAGTCAGCAAGTGTGATCACGCCGCTGGTACCTGCACCAACGAAGCGATGATTACCGCCGTTGATAGCATTAAGATCTGAAGCCGTCTGGCCGGAATTGGCCTTTGACAGGATATTAGTCTCAACTGCTTCCATGAGAGCCCGATGCTCACGAGGGACGAATGCAGCAATAACGTCTGCACTGTAGAAACTGTCCCTCTTAAACTTCTCGGAGATGGCGTTAGCAGAATACTTGTACACATCGAAGGAGAAGGTAAAGTTACCTGTATCCATAGAGTTGTACTTGATCGACTGACCTTCAACAAAGTCAGCAGTCTGCGCTTCACCAATCGACGGGATGTTAAGCGTCTGGCCGTCTGGGAAATCAGAGAGGACCCTGACAAACTTCATGGCGTTCAGATCGTCCAGAAGCAACTCCTTGATCTGCCGCGACCATAGATTGGTACGCTGCAGAAACTGAGTGTTCTGGGTTGTAAAACCAGCCATTTAAGTTTCTCCTAATCCTTATGCATTAAAATCACCATCTTCAAAGGCTGATCCTAATCGTTGGTAATCTTCTTGCATTTGATTTGAAATTTTGGGATCATAGTAGAGTTTAGGATTAGTCTTTTTAAGTTCCTGGTAGTAGGACCATGTACGATCTTTATTCCCACTTGATGGGAGACCTTGAACGGCATTACGCGGAGGAGCCTGGAAGTTTTCGGTCTGCCGTGGCTTGTCGAGTTCCAGTGTCTTGAATAACATCTGTGGATAGTTCTCTGCCATCTGGTTGAAAATATCTTCCGAGATACCTAAGTCTTCTATTTGTTGTTTGACGGTGCTTTGGTAGTTCTTACCATAGCGCTCGATTAGTTTGTCCTTCACAGCTCTTTGATTTGCTTTTCTCATCTTAGCCGTTTCATGGGCTGTTATTTTATCTGAGAAAAGTTTATCAAAATCGGGAAGGTCAACAGGCTGCACTTTTGACTCTGGAGGCACTGGGGTATTGTCCTCTGTCTTGGATTTGCTTTGTAATTGGTCTATTAGCTCTTCTAGTTTAGCCTTGGCTAATGCCTCTTCTCTCCACTTTAGAGCATCTGAACGCATTGAATCGTTCTGACGCTTTAGTATTTCGATGTAGGTATCAGCCTCGTATTTACTTCGGGCAAGAGCCTCTGGGTCTTTGAACTTCTTGCCTTCACCTACGAGTTCTTCGTAGTATTTCTTACTCTCGTCTATTTGGACGGTGTCGGATTGGTCATCCGCTAGTAAACTCATTTTTAGCCTCATGGTCTAGGTTTATTAATTTAAGTATAGCTTTCAATGTAGATCGTTGTCCGTTTCTGAAAGCTTGTTTGTACGCCCAGCTGGGATCTTCATAATCCTTAACGGATGTTTCAGTTCCATCTAGGTACGCATTCTGTTCACGAAGTATCTCTGTGAGTCTATCGAGTAGACGGCGAGAACTTCGGATGTATTGTTCGAATTCATCTATGTCAGACGCATTCTTTAAGTGCTTAGTCCAAGCTGTAATCATTGTGTGGCTAATAGCCCTCCTGGTTCAGCGTTGGCTGTAGGTTGACGCTTGAGATCAAATGGTGCTCCGCCACCTGGTGCTGCACCTGGCTGAGGATGAAGGTCATAATCATTCCCCATTCCGGTAGCTGTACCAATCTGCTGATGCATCTGCTCTTGAATTGCTTGTGCTTGCATCTGAGCTTCTGCTTGTTCAGCAATGGTGATGTACGGTAACACTAGTTCGTAGTCTTTGAGATTGAGAGCATCTTCTACAACCTTAGCAAGCTTGATGGATGAGAAGTGTGGCTGGACTGTTTGCCATACTGCTGATCCAGTAAGGTTTGTAAGATTTTGGATGAGCTGGGCTTGCTCTGCAAAGTGGCGAGCCGCCACAGGTTTGATACGTCCCACGCCAGTGATGTCTTCAACAGTAAGGTCTTGAAATGACGCAAGGTTGTACTCATCGTCCATTACTCTGATTGTTGTGCTATCCACCATATTCCTACGAGCTAGTTCTAACATAGCGTTGAGGATTGGCTCTAGCATCTGTTCTTCGAACTGAGCGATCTTGTTCTGGAATATACGAGAAGCTGCGTTCTCTAAGCGTTGAACTTCATAAGCTGTCTTCTCGCCAGGAGACCTGAAGCCCATAGCTTCTTTAGGAGCCCCTGCCATTTCTTCCATCAGGTTACCTAGGCTAGTGATTTCCATATTGAGATTAAGGGGCTGAGTGTCAGGATTGACCAACTCAACGTCACCTTCATCTCCTACGAATATCTTCTCACCTGGCTGCCAGACGAAGTCTTCTACGAAGCCTGTGACCTTCTGGACTGGGTATGTGACTAGGTCGACAATGTCGGCCTTCATATTCTCGATATGATCCATCCGGTATTGCATACCGACTAGATTATCTAGTGGACCCATTCCCCAGAGGTTATCTTGTTTCTTACGCCATGGGACGTGAAATATTGGTGGGTACCCAAAGAACGAGGCGTTTGCCCTGTTATTAACCAGTCTGTGCCTGTCGATAACAGTGATGACTCTGTTCTTTTCAAAGTGATCGTTGTAGTCGTCGTACCAGTCTCCGTAGAAGGTAAGAACTTCGACGAAGTCCTGCAGCAGATAGGCTCTGAAAGAAGTGAACCCGTCCATAGCATAGAGTCGATCACGCTGTATCCAATTTCCTTGGAACGAGCGAGCATGGTACCTAATTTCTTTGAGATACTCATAAAGATTTTCTAACTCCACTCTGTTTTCATCAGTAGACATTCTGGACAACATCTCTCTAATTTCACCTAGTGAAACTATAGATCTTACGACCTTAGGAGAAGAGATGAAGTTCTCGGCAGTAGGATTAAATACAATGTCTTGAGGGCTGATTCTGCGAACCATAGGACCTACGTAACCAGCTTGTGTCTTGTCTTTCAGATTTACCCTACGATCTACCCATTCGACAGTGCCGAAACAATTGCCGAAATCCAGATAGTCCAAGATGATCTTGTCCATCTCGTGCTTGAACTCTGGTTGATCTATGCACCAAGCCATATAGTTGATGATGGCGTCACGTCTAGCAACTTGATTAGAATCTTTGTTATTAGCTTCCCACATTAGCCACTTACGTTTAGGAAACATAGTGGCCACATAGTTGGCATAAAGATTGTCCCTAATCTGACACAGCTTAGGAACTACAGTTCTATTCTTCCAAGGATTCTTAGCATTAGTAGTCTGAGATGTATCTGTAGCATAGACATACCTACGGATTTCTTCCCATTCTACTTTCTTGACATTACGAAGAGTTTCCCATTGGATATATCTTTCGGTTATTCTAGTTGCGAGCATATCAGGACTTAGTACGTCCCGAAGTTCCATTACCTTACCAGTCATTTAACTGTCGCCCTATTGGTCTTTGCATTGTATTTATAATCTGAAGATTTCCTTCCGCTATACTTGGCTGCTCTATCCTTAGCGCGACCAGCTGCTCCCATTTTCTCCCGCTTCTTACCTTCTGCAGTAAGGTTTCCTTTAGTATCCATTTGTCCTCTCTTCTTGAGAAGACCTCTGGCCATGTTAGGAGATTTAACTTGCTTAGTAAGTCGAGCAAGTAACTTCATAAAACCCCACCCCAACGAGAATGATATTCGAACTGTGGTGTCTCTGCTACATGCCTGTAAAGATTAACAGGAGACACTACAAAATCTATTGCTGATGCTAACGCGTCTTTAACGTCATCATGAGCAGGATTTGTAAACATTAACTCTTCTTCTAGAATTTGACAGTTGCCACTTTGATGGTGCCATACTTGTCTGTTTGCGTACTTAGGTTCTAGGACAGCTAGAATGCGTTCTTCCTTGGAACCTTGCCATCTTGATGGTCTGAACTCGTCTACGACTAAAGTTAGACCATGAGGCTTGATGTAGTTTTCTTTTAGATCCTTGACAATGACTGCTTGTGCGACAGAGACCTCAGCTCTAATCTTCCTAAAATTCCACTTTTCGTATAGCTTAAGAATTCTGTTGAAGTAGTCTGAGATCTTGTCTGTTTTGAAGCGATCTATGTCAAGGACATAGTAATTTCCTAGCCCATCTAATCCGACGACGACGATTGAAGTGTAGTCGCTTTTCTTGCCCGTCGAGTACGCGAAGTCGACGGCTGCGACGACGTTGAGTCGTTCTCTTTTGAAGAACCACTTTCCTTCTCTTCTGGAGAGGAACTGTGTGTCGTAGTACTGGAATTGATCTCTACGGATGACGGCTGATTCGACGTCATGAGGATCATTGTAGTATTGGGCTCTAAAGTGAACTTTGTTGAGGTATTGGGCTCGCTTTTTAGCAAGAATTTCTTGATTGAACCCGAACCATTTTCCGTCGCTTCTTTGCTGAAGCGGCCAGATATACTCCCCAGTTCCGTCACCAATCGACTCAACTCTTCGTTCAAAGACTTCAAAGAGTGGAAAGGCGTTGGCCACATTTCCCAATTCATCATATTCTTCAATCTCCATTCCTATTAAATCTGAGTATAGATCTAACGGGTGATATCGAGTTCCCACTACCCATTCGCGAGCATTGGCTGTTTCGACAGAAGACAGTAGTGAATACTGATCCTTTACCTTTTCTCGTCCTTCTTCGATATAGGCGTTTGCGTGAACGACAACGTCGTCCAGTATCGCAATATCGCAATGAAGACCAACGATGTTACTAGTAAGCCCAGCGGTAAATATAGATGGATCACGGATTGACTCCAATTTGCGCTGGGGATGGTCTAACGATATTTCCCGCTCTGTCCACTTCTCTCTCTTAGCTTCTTCTTTGTTCACCATATCAGGCCAGAATAACGAGTAGTTATCTGACGTTAATATGTCCTTGATGAACTTAAGTTGTTTAGTAGCTAGATTAGAAGTAGACGATATAAACAAGATCCTTAACGTAGGATCTCTAGTAAGTTCCCAAGCAACACGATAAGCAATAAGAGCAGACTTACCGTGATCCCTAGGTAGGAGTAAGAGCTGGTGTTCTTTAGCATCTTGTCTAGTCCACCAACGTATTACTTCTCTGTGTACATTTCCTAATAGACGTCTAGGATGAACAAGTTCGATGAAATATTCTAAATCTTGTTCAGCCTTTATTCTTTTTTCTTCTCGCTCTGGATTTATCTTCTTAGGACGACCCATTACATTAACGCTGCGAAGCCTGCTATAGCTTGTTGTACTGTTATAGTACTTTTACCTTCTAGAGTACGTATTCTATTTTCATGATTGAATAGTACTTTGAATATTGCTTGATTAACGTTATTAGCCAGAGCATTTTGCCAAGCAGACAGAACATTTGCATTAACCGGGCGTAGTAAATATTGAGCTAGTTGTACACCAAGATCTGCCTCTGTATCAGCAGTTCTGGGGGAATTACCGGCAGCTTGCCACGCCTGATATGTAGAATCACTGACAGGAACATAATCTCCAGAAGCAGTGGAGTAGACCTGCGTGATAGACCGCGCCACAATGTAGTACCAGTTCGCCGGATTGAAAACTTTAATTGGATTAGTCAAGCATAAGCCCCATAAGTTGTTGCATCGGCTGCACCAGCAACCGATCCCGGCAAATAGTTTACATTACCGCTCTGGGTATTGATCATGGACACGTCGGATATATTGAACTTCTGCGTCCCTGCTGACGGAGAGCCAGAGTACGTGTTGCTCACGGCGATGAACGATGTATCTCGACAGTAAGCCCAGAACGTAATGGTTGGTGACCCTGATATAGTCACCGTGCCGCCATTGCCGTCAATTATGTACCCACCGGCCAGACAAAGGTCGTGGAACGTAGAGTTGCCACTAACCGTGTAGTTACCACCTATGGAGATCTGCGCGCCATTGCTGAGGGCCGCCAGATTGCTGTAAGATCCAGCAAACTCCATGCTAGAAGCTGCTATAAGGCCCCAGCCAGTGTTGCCGACGGCATAGGTCCCACCCGCTCCGCCGGTGTTAATTTTGAATCCAGCGACGATAACGGGACCGCCTTGAATGATGGCATTGTTGAGGAAACCGTGACCGCTGGCGCTGATGAAGCAATTGGCCGGAGTAATTTGATTTCCGAGAAACTGAATGCTCCCCCCTCCCGTCCAGGTACTGCTCATTGTGACTCCGGCAGAATAGGTACCGTCAGCCACGTTGACAAGAGCCGTTTGACCACCAAAGTCATAGTCAGAACAAAGAGTATCGTAAGCATGTTGTAAAGTTAACCAAGCACTTCCTGCTGTATTAGCTAAACCCGTATTACTGTCACTACCGTCAGTTCTTACATAAAAGTTCGTAGGTGCAGTTAATTTAATACGAACTATATCAGATAACTGTGCTTTCCAATTAGCTCCTGGAGTAACTAATCTAACATACTCAGAATAATCTATTGTCCTTAGACTTTCACTTAATGTAGTTGTACTTGCCATTATTGCCTTAGTTCGTAGAAGCCGTCTTCTCTCAATTCGAAAGAACCGTCTTCTCTTAATTCAAAATTATCGTTAACTAGTTGGTATCCTGTGACTACAGATATCGTCACGATAGTCCTCCCAAATTACCTAGCCGTCCCATTGTGATATGTATAGGCTTGAAATGTAATTCATCGGTAGGTGGGGTAGGTGTAGGACCAAAGAGTAGAACTAAGTTCTGATTTTGGTCTCTGAACCAATACTGAGGAGTTGGTAATTTCCAGTCTGTCTGACTGAAAGGAGTTCCTGCAACTACTACCGGCGTAAGGGTAGTTTGGAGTAGATTTTGTATCCACTCTCTGAATTCCCTAGGCCGTTGAGTAATAGGCCAATTAACTTGATTGAAGGGAATTACTACCGGTATGTAAGGACTTCGACTGAAGAACTTGTCCCAGTACCTGGCAGACTGTAGAGCAGGTAGAAGCCAATCCTGTTGTCGGAATGGTTTGGTGCCTAATGTTTGTATATCAAACGTCTGATTCCAGAATCTATCCCATTCTCGTCTGGTAGGTAATGGCCAGTCTTTCTGAGAGAAAGGATTATTACCTAGAGTTCTGATATCAAATGTTTGATTCCAGAACCTGTCCCAATTTACTCTAGCAGGATTAGGCCAGTCTAGTTGTCTGAAAGGAGCAGCGACAAGAGTGGGTTGTGGCTGCGGTCCTTGAGACCAATCTCTATACCAGATTACCCGTTGAGGAACAGGCCAATTATCTTCTTGGTATGGTATGGGTTTGAAGAACGGAGTCTCTAAGAGATTCTGTTCTGTAGATCTATACCAATTAACCCTAGGTGGAGTTGGCCAGTCCTTTTGGAATTGAGGAACTGTGTAGTAATACAACTCTGGTAGAAGAGTAGCACTTGCTTCCTTATACCAGACCACTCTCTGTGGATTAGGCCAATCTTTCTGTAAGAAAGGAATTGGTTTGAAGAAAGGAAGTTCTAGTAAGTTCTGTTCAGTAGACCTGTACCAAGGCAGTCTTAGCACAGTAGGCCAATCTGTCTGATGGAAAGGATTCTGTACTACAGCAGTAGGTCTAGGACCTTTATTCCAATCTTGATACCAAGTTACTCTAGGTGGATAATTCCATTCTATTTCCCCAGGTTTGTACTGAGGTACAATGGGGATATCTCGGAAGAAGGAATAGAACTTATCCCAATACCTGGAGCCTGGTAAAGGCCAATCCATTTGGTTATTGGGGGTAGGAGCAGGTTGATACGTTATTGT